ATATAATGTATCACGTTGAGCTTGAGATAAACGTTGTTCTGCTCTTACTACTGTTGATAAACCACCTCTGTTAATACCTGCTGGTGCGAACCATGGTTCAGCTACTGAATCGTTATAAGCATATACTCCACCAATCATTGTTGAAGCAGGAACCCAAACTAATTCACCTGTTACAGGTTCAACTACTTGTAACCAAGGCCAGTATTCAGCTGCATATGATGTATTACGTGTTGCTGCTTGACCTGTTACTGTAGGTACATTCTGTCCGTATTTTACAGGATCAAGAACATAAATATTATCTCCGCGATTTTGAGTATTTGTGATAATTTCAGATACTTGAGCAGTATAATCAGTATCATATAAACCAGGAGTTAATAATATATTAAATCTATAATCATCCATATTTGATAATAAATCAATCATATTATCATAGTTTCCACCAACTAATCCTTGAGTATTAGTAGAATTAATATTACTGTAAAAATTAGCTCCTCCTTTTATAGTACCTGTAGCATTACCAAAAGCACCTGATGCATTAGTTGGAAGTGAACCAGTATATTGGTTTTTAGCTATTCCATTATTATCAAAATAATTAGGAGTTGTATAATTAACAGCACTTACTCTAACATAATTTGATTTATTAGTAAATGATCCTGAATATTGGATTTGGTTATTTACTGAATCATAATTCTCATTTATGTCTCCAATTACTCGAGCTACATAATTTGAAGAATTTGGATCTAATGATAAACCAGTCCAAGTTTCAAGTACTGTTGGTTGTAATAGATTGTCGTTTCCTTGTCTAATTAACAAATCAAATGTACCAGATGATGAATTTGAATTTACAATTTGCCATCTTAAATTATCTGCTGATCCACTAAGTAAAGATCCACTAGTTTCAGTACTATCACTATTCATTATTACTCCTTTAGAGAATGTTTGTAATACAAAAGGAGATCTACCTGTTGTAGGACCGCCTGATCCTGTAGGCATTAATGAACTTGTAGCTGAAGTATAAGATCCAGATACTACTCTACATACTAATAATGATGTACCTCCATTCTGGAAGTAATTATAAGCTGCTATTGAAGTAAAGTATGTGTAAGTTTTTTTATCTAAATCACTACCACTTTCAATAGTAGTACCAAATTTGTTAACAAAATCACTGTAAGTAGTAATAATTGTTGGAACTTCTACTGGACCTTTTGCTGTTGGGCCAACGATAGCGGCTCCTACGACAACTGGTCTTTTACTTACAAAAGATGAGTCGTTTTCTCTTGCTAAAACGCCTGGTGATATTAAAGTTTCTGCCATTGTTTATAATTTATTTTTGTTTATTTTGTTATAAATATGGTGAAACCTGCTAAAAATATTAGTTAGGTATAAATTCTCCTTTTTCTAGATCAATAGATCCATCACCATATTTTTGTTGAAGGTTTCTGCCTAGATCAGTTTCTTCTTGAATTAATTGTTTAAGATTATCTTTAAGATTTTCTTTTTGTAAATTAATTTCTTGAATTCTTGATTCTAAAATTCCAAAACTTTCTACTAATTGAACTCTTTTTTCTCTAACGTTTTTCAATTGAGCAATTTCTTCTTGTGTTAAAACTTTTTTTTCCATAAATTTTATTTATTATTAAACTAATCTGATTTTTAATGCTCCATTTGTATGATAAACACCACCTAATGGAACTCCACCTGTTGCTGCTGCTGAGTCATTAGCATAATTACAGCTTGAAGATACATATGGTAATACTGTATGGCCTGTTGATTCAATTGTAATAGCGTCTCTTCTAGTAGAATCATTCGCACCAGCTCCTAATATAACTAAAGAAGTTGTATTATTTTGAGTATTGAAAGCACCAAATACAGTTTGATATGAACCGGATGCTATTGTACTATTTCCTCCAGCATGTGAAGCAACTCCTATAGATATTGTGTTATAACCTTCAGCATGTGAATTATCACCTTTTGCTACTGTAGACCATCCCTCAGCATGTGAAGCCTGTCCTAATGTTAATGTACCCATCCCTTCAGTATGCGACTGATCACCTCTGGCTTCAGTACTTGTACCTTCTGCATGTGAATAACTACCTGATGCTTTATTACTTGATCCTTCAGCATGAGAACCTATCCCATATGTTGATGAATTATCACCTTCAACATGCGAATAATTAGCATAAGCATTTGTATAATTTCCTTCAGCATGTGACCAAAGTCCAAATGCTTTATTATATCCACCTTCAGCGTGTGAATAACTTCCTGAAGCAATTGTAGTATGACCTTCAGCGTGTGAATACATTCCAGAAGCAGATGTATTATAACCTTCAGCGTGTGCATAATTAGCAGTAGCTATAGTTAGCCAACCTTCAGTATGGGAATATGATCCTATTGCTTTGGTTTGGCTTCCTTCTGCATGAGAAGCATATCCTGATGAAGTATTATATGTTCCTTCGGCATGTGAATAAATACCTGATGCTATTGTTGAATAACCTTCAGCATGGGATGATTCTCCTGATGTTAAGGTCTCGCGTCCTTCAGCATGTGAATACTGACCTAATGCTATTGTATTATTACCTTCAGCATGAGAATATTGAGCTGAGGCAGATGTAGCTGACCCTTCAGCGTGTGAATAAGGTGCTGATGCTACAGTATTTATACCTTCAGCATGAGATGAATAACCACTAGCTACTGTAAGATTACCTTCAGCATGTGAATAGTCACCAGATGCTATTGTTTGAACACCTTCAGCGTGTGATGCTGTTCCTGAGGTTGTTGTTTGGCTACCTTCAGCATGTGAATATAAACCTGTTGATTTTGTATTATTACCTTCAGCATGTGAATATAAACCTGAGGCAGATGTTTGAATACCCTCAGCATGAGCATGTTTAGATACAAAAAATGGACCCATCCCATTAACTAATGAACCTGATAATACAGCAGGTCCAGTATTATAAAATGTATCTGATCCACTAATATATACTGACCCTGAGAATATAGTTGTTCCAGTAAATATTACTGAGCCTGTGAATCCAATTGAGCCTGTAAATCCTGTTGAACCAGTAAATCCTGTTGAACCAGTAAATCCTGTTGAACCCGAAAACCCTGTTGAGCCTGTAAATGTTGTTGTACCAGTAAATATAGTTGATCCTGAATATGAAGTTGATCCTGTATATGAGATTGAACCGCTTCCTGCATTATTAATAGATCCACTATTTAAAAATGTTATAGATCCAGATATTATTATTGGATTTTTAATAAAAATAGTTTCTCCTGAGAAAGATTCAACATTATTGACTTTTAAAGTGCTCATTTATTTTATATTATTGTTAAGTTAGCTGATGTTTCAATAGTAATATTAGCATTGTTAGAAATAGGACCTGCTAAAAGTCCATTGTACCCAGTAGGTATAGTTACATTAAAATTAAGCAACTGAGGGTTCATAAATATCCCAGCTGTCATTTTTTGAGATACAGTTAATGATCCGGTTATAGATGATGATCCAGATACTTGAACCCCAGGATTATTATTAGCATAATTTACTAATTGGTTTATAGTAGATCTAACAACTAAACCTGAATCTCTATTTTGGACTAATCTTATTGCCATTTAAGTAATTTTTATCAGTAATAAATATATAGATTTTTATTAATCATCCCAAGGATTTACATCATTCCATGATCCATCATCACTCCAGGTATCATCAGTTAATAACCAAGGTGGAGGTGGAACAGGTTGTATAGTATTTGAACCTGGTATTTTTTCCTCGACTGTTACTTTATTAATTCCTGGTAGTTTCTTTAATGATGTTAAATCTTTTTGTGGAATATCAGGAATAATATGCCCATGTAATTTAATATTGAATGTGCTACTAACTACTCTTTCTGCTTTATCTGCTAATTCAGTTTTTAAAGTAAATGAATCAATCATTGCTCTAAATTGAAAACGAGATGGATCACCCCAATATGAATCAGAAGCATATTCAATTGCTTCAATAATTTTATTTAATTGATCCATATAGTAAGTATTAACAGCACATGTATATGTTACTGTTACATAATCAGGGACTACAACGGCATATGCTGTTTGTTCAGGTACTACATTATTTAATACATCAAAATTGCTATAAGCATTTTTAGGAGAATATTTTTTCTTCTGAATTGATATATTGTGTGGATTATTTGCGTCTAATTTATTTGATACTGTTCTTACCTTTTCAATGTTTTCTTTTTTAAACATCATAATAGGCATCATAATTCTACCTTGAGAATCTCTAAAGTATCCATATTTTTGAAATGAAGCCCATTTTTCAGGTGAACCATATATAACAGGAACTTCTATTCTAGCTCCATTTTGTATTACATAAGGTTTAATAACATTTTGAAAATAATAAAATACTGCTTCATCAATATCTTGAATACCAATTGAAAATGGTTTTGTAGTATCTCCTTTAAATGATATTTGACCTGATCTACCAGCGTTATTTGCTAGATTAGGATTACCTGTAGGAGAAAATCCTGTTCCTTCTTGGTTATAAGGTTCTTGAGTAGAAAGAAGTATTTCTTTCTGTGTTTTAGGTATTGGTTTTCTTCCTTTAGTAGCCATTATAATCTAGTTTTAATAATGTTTAATCTATCAGCAGGAACATAATGACATTCACAAGTTACAGATACATTGTAGCCCCATTCTTGTAAATTAGGATTTAATGGATTACCAGCATATGGATAATCGGGGTCTTTACCTGCAAAGAATTGTACTATATTTGTATTATCTACTTCCCAGTAGCTTTCTTGAAATAATATTACATCTCCTACTTCAGGATGCACATTAGCATCAACTAAATCATCTCTTAAGAATGCAAAAGTTGCTGGCCAATCAAAATCTACTCCTAAATCACTTGTAGGGCTTACGTTATCACTTACTGTAATTAAAGCATTAAATATAATAGGACCATCAAATAATCTTCCTGTTGATGCTTCACCGTACATGTTAATTTTAGTTTCAGCAATTTTATATTTGTAAAAAGCACACTCTTGAGAAATAATATTTCCCATTAACTCTCTATTAAGTCTTCTTATAAAAGATACATCTCTGCTTGATCCAAATATTGCCATTATCCTATATAAATTTGCATTGGTGATTTTCCTAATTCATTCATTGTTGAATCGCTTTCCGCTTGTTTTCTTGCTAATAATGCTTGACGAGAAGTTTCATCAAAATATGCTCTTAATCTATCTACTAAAGCTGTTTTTTCGGCTGTAGCAGCTGTAATTAGATCTCCTGAATTTAAAGATATTTCTCTATTAGGAATAGGAATTGTTGCTTGATATTTTCCTCTAACATATCCTAACATTTCTTTACATAATGCTAATGTATATTCAAATATCCATTGACGACCAATTGAATTAATTTGAGTATATACTGGATTTGTAAAGTTAATATTTGAAGGATTTGTTACTTGTCCTTGTGCTGAGGTATTATTTATACCATTATTTGCTCTCTCTTCAAGAATAATATATTGGAACCAAATTTTACCTTCATCATAAGGAGGAATAGGGAATATTCTTAATTTATTATTTATCAATTCAAATGAATAATCAGCTAATGCTACTTGGTTTTGCATTTCAACTGCTTGAGTTGTTTGAACTAATAAACTTGTAGGATACATTAAGAATCCGGTTGATCCAAACAAACCATATGTTCCAACTGCTGGAACACCACCCAAACCTGAGAATAGATTTAAATTATATATTTGATTTACTGCTGGTACTGGTGGTTGCCAAAATACTCTTTTAATTTCAATTCCACCTGTTATATTGTTTTCTAAAGCAAATGTATTAAAATCATAATCTTGAATACTTGCTGTTGTAGTAAATGAACCACTATACCAATTTACATTACCTCCTACTCCTGCTTCTTCAGCATATTGTTGAGTTAATTTAACTATATTAGCAAATGAAGGAGTTATAATTGCATGATTCATATTTGATGCAGTTGGTGCTCCAATTGCATTTAATAAATTGTCTCGAGTTTGAAAAGCATATAATTCATTTCCATATGTAGTAATTGCTTCTTCAAATGCTGCATAAAAGTTTAAATCTTGTAATTCAACATCCATAATGGGATATCCTAATCGTCTAGCACAAAATGTGACTACTTTATCAGCATCAGTTTGAAATTGATAATCATAGTCATAGAATCCGAATGGTGTTTGACCAGGATAAAATGATGAAGAGCCAGGATATATAGGGATATTCATATGTTATGTATTTGTTATAAATATGTTAATTTAATTTCTCAATTGTCATGTATGAATTTATCACACTAGTATATATTTTTGAGGTTGTAAATAATTCAAAAGGTTGGGATGGTGAATTAATATGAAATTCAACAAGATCACCTGTACTTAAATTAGCTACACAAGAAAAATTATATGTAGATATTTCACTTTGTTTAATATTATCTATATAATATGTTCTATATGGATTATTGTTTATAACAACAGCTAATTCTGCTTCACCTGATAGACCTGAGGTGACTGAGATACGACATTGAGTATATATTCTGTATGATCCAGAG